GTTTAGTTAAAAGGTGGTAAAAGTCCTTGGTATTTGGTTGCGGAGGACGGATTTGAACCGCCGACCTTCGGGTTATGAGTGTTATGCGCTTGTTTTTTTGTTATTTCATTATTATTTCTAGCTTCTTTTTTTGCTGTATTGGCTGGGGTTTTGGTTTTTCGAAGTATCTGCATAAAACTATATTATCATCAGTTTGATACATCTTTGCAAGATAGCAGTTATTATTTATTTGATCTATTATTTTAAATCTCTTTTCTGAAAATTTTTGATTTTTAAATTTGTCGCTTCTGCTGTATGTGATTATTGTGTTGTTTAATCCACTCTCCCAAAGGTAGCTAGAAAAATTTTCGTTTTCTATATATAAACTTCCGTCAAATTTAAAATCAACTATAAAATCATTTCTCATCTTTCCCATTAATAAAATTTTGTTGTTATTTTCTGTTTTGATTTGCCATTTTCCTATTATGTTTGGCTGTCTGAAACTATCAAGAGCATTTAAATTTATTATAGCGATGATAAGAATTAGTAATTTTTTCATTTGTCAATTTCCTTTTTTAAAATTCTTGTTTTTATGTCTGATATGTAGTATTGGATTTCTTGTTGTGATAGTTTTTCTAATAGATCTATTAATTCTTTATATGTATCATTTACATATATACTTTCTTTGTTTTCCTTTAAATTTAGTCCGTCTTCTATTACTTCAAATAGTTCTTTTCTATTTTTTCGCCAGTTGTATATTGTTTTTTCGGCTATTTTTAGCTTTTTTGCGATTTCTGCATTTGTCATTTTTTTACCTGTAAAATTTACATATTTAAGCTTTGTTTAATTTTATATTATGTAATATTTACGTGTTGAAAGTATGTAAATGTTACATATGTTTCGATTTTATCGAAATAATGTAAATTTTGCCCTGAATATGGCACAAAACTATTCTAGCCCCGTTTGGACGAAACACCTTTTCGGGGCTATGTTAAATGGTGTTTCAAATAAATAAAAAAAAGGTGTTAAACATGCAAATCGTTAAATCTGACTATGATTTAAAATACATTCTCAAAGGTGGTCTTGTAAGAAGTTCAGCTTCTGGCAAGTTTGAAGGTAATGATTACTCTTCTTCTGTTCGCATATCTTCATCAAATATCTATGACGTTGTCAATGAAAAAACTGGCTTTACCGATGAAGTAGAGCAAAAAGTTGTTTTTAAAATTATCTGCCCTGATAATAACACTGCTGGACTTGTAGTCAGTGCGATAAAAGAGAAATTTAGAAAAGGCGAAGAGATACCAGTTGAAGGCGGTTTCCCAAACGATCAAAGAATAATCACAATAGCAAATCCAGTTGAATACTTCCTATTTGACACAAAGCCAGCTAAAAAGGCTGAAAACAAGTAAATAAATGGATTTTGTTTTGTTAAGTGATTTAATTGTTGTTACTTACATAGTTTTTTCTTATGTTTTGTTTTTTGCTTTAGCTTTTATGTTTGTAAAAGATTTTGAGATAAAAAGAAAAAAGTAAAGGGGTTTAGCCCCTTTAACTATTTATATAAGCGTGTTTCCTTATATAAGTAGTTAAGGCTACTAAATTTCTTAAAAAAGGATTTCAGATGAAATTTCTTGCTTCTGCTAAATCTAAGGTTTTAGCTGGTGTTGCGGCTGTTGTCGTTCTTTCTAGTAATGCTCTAGCTGCTGGTATTACTATGGGAACCAACGGTACTGTAACCGGCGATCTTGATCCTGCACCATTTACTTCAATGGCTATTGCTGTTGTAACGTTTGTTGCGCTTGTTTATGCTATCAAAGCAGGCTTAAGACTTCTTGGAAGATAATCAAATTTCTTCCTTGAAAATGTTGCCCCTTTAATGGGGCTAATTTTTAAAAAGGTTAAAAATGTATTTCGATTTTATAGACGTTACGAAATTTGGTATATTTTTAAACTCTTTCTTTGGTGCTGTAATCGTTTTCTTTGCGATAGTTTTTTCTATATCTTCAGCTCTTAGCCTTTTTAAAAATTAGCCCTTAAATTTATAGCTTAAAGCAGAGTGCGAAGCAAAGCTTTAAGCCGACAAACGAAGTGCGTCAGTAATGTATAGGATATAAATATTATGGATAAAGTCTATTTAAATTTAACACTCGAGCAATATAACTTCTTGATGTCCCTAACTGGGGCATTGTGCGGTTTCTTGCTTTGTATGTTTATTTACATAGTCTTATCCAAAATTTAAAAAAAAGGTGTTTAAATGTTTAGTGTTATAGGTGTCCCAGCTTTTGACTACTTCTTCTCAATATTTGTTTGGTTTATGATTTTAACTCTGCCGATTTGCGCTGGCTTAGTCCTATTTACAAAAAAGGCTTTTTAAGGATTTCTTATGAAATTTCTTTTAAAAATTCTTTGCTTGCTTAGCTTGTTAAGCTCTTTTAGTTTTACTTTTGATATGCCTAGTGATTATGAGCTTGGTTATTATCGTGATATTTCTTTAAGTCGATATAATCTTCGTTCTTCTGTTGATGCTTTATTGTTGCTTGATGATTTTATAAAAATAGATAACGATGTTTATCGAGCTGATGGTATTTCTGTTGATTATGTTAATCTTTCTTTAGGTATTTCTTGGAGTGGGTTTCAATTTGATAGTAGGAATTTAATTTTATATTCTTACTTTTCTTCTTTTGAGAAAAAAGATGTTTTTTGCAAATTTGATGATTACGCTGATAATTATGTTTGTTTTGATAGTAAATTTAGTTGTGGTTCTGATTGCAAAGATGTTACTTTTTCTTATGTTAAACATTATTCTCTTTCTAAATTTACTACTTGCAATGCTGGTGAGAATTTTAATACTTCTTTAATGAAATGTGTTCCAGCTTGTCCAGCTGGTCAGTCTTGGGATATTGAAAATAATCTTTGTTATGTTGATTGTTCTGATAAAAATTTAAATAAGTATGGTTATGCAAACGGCACGGCTCAAGGTGGTTGTGTTGATTGTTCTAATGCTTTAAGCGATGATCAAATAATGCGTTGCGCCTGCTCTGGTTTTGGTTCTTCTTATAATCCTGGTGTAATGTTGATTGAATTACCTTTTAAATATGGCAGTTGTTTAGATGGTAAATTAATTCGTTTTAAGCCTAGATTGAATGATAATGATAAAGACAAAGACAAGAAAAATGATAACAACTCTACAAATTCAAGCGATAAGGGTAAAGAAAATCCTAAACCTGATAAAGACAAAGAAAACCCTAAACCTGATAAAAATAAAGACAAGAAAAATGATAACAATTCTACAAATTCAAGTAATAAGGATAATCCAAATTCTAACAAAAAGGATAATAATGAAAACGGAAACAAGCCTAACGGACAAGATAGCAATGCTTCGAATAATAATAGTGGTGGCTCTTCTGGCAATGGTTCTAGCGGTGGCGGTGGGACTGGTGTAGAAACAAAGCCAAATCCAAATCATAACGGCAATGGTAAAGGTGACGGCAAGCAAGACGGCAAAGGTGAAGAAGGTAAGGGCGAAGAAGGCAAAGGCGATGATGCTGAAGCTCAAAAATTAGATTTCGGCGATCTTGAAAAAGATGCAGTTAAATTTAATGGTGAATTTAAAAAAGCTGTTGATGATAGCTTTAGCTTTGTAAATGACGTAAAAGCTAGTCTAACGGATACTTTGCAAAAGATTAAAGATGGAAATTTAATGTCTTTGAAAAAAAGTGCTGTGCCGACAACTTGCCCTTTATCTTTTGAAATTAATTTTGTTTTTTCTAATAAACAAATAACTTTTGATCTTTGCAAAGTCTTTTCTTCTGTTGCTTCTTCTCTCTATGTGTTTTTTTACTTAGCTTTCTTTGTTTTGTTCTTGGTGCTTATTATCAAGTTATTTTTATTTACTTTTATGGGGTGGTAGTATATGCCAGCAATTATTGCAGTGATTTTTAATTTTTTTAGCTTCTTTAAGTGGGGAAAAATTGTTGATTATGCTCTTCGTGCTGTTACTTTTTCAAAAATGGTTATTATTAATGCCATTTTGGGCGGTTTAATCCTTTCTTACGCAACCGCTGTTCTTTATATTATAAATTTTATATATTCGAAATTTAATTATATTGTTGATTTTATTAATAATCTTTCTATTGGTAATGATAAGCTTGTTGTAACTGCAATTTCTGTTTTAAGGGCTTTAGGTGCTTGGAATGCTTTTTGTGATGTAATGGCTATTTTTTCGCCTATACTTTTAAGTTTCTTTATCATCTATGCTACAAAAATAGGCATTGTAGTTTTTAGATTTGTTCGCGAAACTCTTATTACCTTTATTCTTGCGAAGTTGTAAAGATGATTACATACCTAGTTGGCAACCCTGGAAGTGGTAAAACATATTACGCTGTCTTTATGATATATAGGCTCTTTCTTTATGAGCCAAAAAAGACATTTTTAACTAAATTTATTAAGCCTAAAGAAAAGCCTAATTATTCATTTTGTTACACGAATATTAATGAGTTTAAATTTGAGCTATGCGATAAATTTAAGAAGTTTGATTTTGATGAATTTTATTTAGGCTTAAGAAATTTATACGCTCTTTATAAAACTGGTGCGACGGATAACGAAGTAAATGAAAAAGCTAAAGAGTTAAATTTATATGGTTGTGTATTTGTTCTTGACGAGTGCCACAACTACTTTAAAGATAAAAAAGATGAAATTTTAGTTTGGTGGCTTACATATCATCGCCATTTATATCAAGATATTTATTTAATTACTCAAGATCTAACACTCGTAAATAATGAATATAAACGCATAGCCGAGAAATTTTATAGGGCTGTTGATAGCTCACGTAGATTATTTTCAAAGAAATTTCGTTATGAAGTATATGCCAGCTTTAGACTATATAAAAAAGAT